TCGAAAGGCAATGAGGTCTCCAGTTCGGATCTGATTTCGAGCGGTCTGGTAAAGCACGGCTTAGCTCCAGAGTGCCGCGTCCGTTACATCATGAGGCAACGGGTTCATGAGTTGGATTTCGTTGGAACGGATGATGACGGCCTCAAGCGCTTCCTGCAGATCAGTCAATTCATCAGCGCGTGCTGATTGCTCAGCGGTCCAGTCATCGCCTTTGGCCTTGATCTGCAAAAGCTTGATCGCTTCCTGATTGCCTTTGTTGATCCGGTAATCGAGATCGGACAAATCGGCGTCAGCATCGAGACCGACAATTGCCTTGCGACGGCGAACGCATTCATCTTTCACGTCTTGGATGCTTGCTGGTTCTGCCACCCAGGCTTTGCTTTCAAAATTCCAGACGTGGCGGGGAGCAGGCCGGGCCGAAGGCACGGCAACCAGATCCGCATCTTTTAGCGGCGCACCATAATGTAAACCATAATAGACGCCAGTCGCGGCATAGACATAATAAAGCGGCTTGGACATGTTTATTGCTCCTTATTTAATACCGATTGCAAAGAACCGCCAGTTGGGATCTTCGGCGATATTGATATAGTCATAGCCACTGCCTGCTCGCTTACTGATGTAACAGCGTTCACCGACATACAGGCCAAGGTTGGTCTCATTGCCCCAGGCATTAACGTGACGTTCGGCGCGGCCTGCGACTGTGGTGTTGAGGTTACAAATGTCACCGGCTGCCCAGCCATGCTCTGAGGAAACACAGACAAAATAAGGCAGCATAATGCGCGGTCGGACACCCAGATTGTGCGCCTGACTGACATTGGCCGAGACAGGGATCTCCATCAGATCGGTGACAAAGACGTCTTTCATAACACCTTGGGCGGCAAGCCAATCTGTAAGACCGGCAATCTCACTGACTGCATGATTGTGGTCCTCTGGCGAATAAACACCATCATGGTCATGATTGGCGGGGCTATATTCTTCCAGATGATTGTGATCCTTGGCAGCATAGGCATCACCATGATCGTGATCTGTATTGGCCTTGCCAGACAATGCCTGATTGATGCTGTTGGACAGATTGGTCAAGCTTTGAGACAGGGCAGCAAGATCGTCTGCAGAGGCGCTATCAATTTCGGCAATCTTTTCAGCAATCACCGCATGAAGGCGCTTCGGATCGATGATCTTATGCTCAACGTTATCGTCTTTTGCCTCGGGTTCATCTGCCCAGGGAAAGGTCGACAGTACCCACGAGCGCGTCGCGAAGCCATCAACCGGATTGATGACCAGATTGATGCTGTCGGTGTTCGTTACCTGCAGCACAATCTGAATGGTCAAAGTTGAGGCTGTACCATCATTCAGCACCGCCTTATAAGTCGGCGGATATTTTGTGATCGAGAAAAGCTTGTTGTCATCATCGAAAATCCCGGCCTCTCGGATCCACCAGCCGCCGACATCGGGCGGTACGATGGCCTCGACAATCAACCAGGCTGGATTGTCCGGATCCGCTGCAATTGAGCGAATAGGCAGGCGATGAACTTCATTGACGAGGGTCGTTTCTGAGCCATCCGGATCATACCCTGCCCCATTGGCATCGCCTATGGCAAGATGCGTCAGAGAAATGCTATCCCCGCCCGTTATGGCCGCAGAGAGTGCGCCAGAGCCATAGGCGGTCAAATGAGTATAATAGTCAGGGGTCGACATAAGATGCTCCTATTTCACTCCCACGAAAAAGACTTTGAAGTAAGCGCCCAAGGAAGCGATGTTCATGTAGCCACCACCAGAACGCTTAGTCATGTAGAAACGCTCTCCGATATAGAGACCGATATCGGTCGCATTTGCCCATGAGTTACCGTTTCGTTCAGCACGTCCGGCATCGATATTGTTGACATTGGCCATGTCGCCGACAGACCAACCGCCATAGGCAGCAGTGCAAATGAAATATGCTGCCCACATACGCGGACGCGCTCCAAAGCCATGAGAGGCCGAGACATTGGCTTGTGTTGGGATGGTGCAATTGCCACTGATAAACCACTCTTCACCAGCACCATTCAATAAGCCCTCTATCTCGTCTTTTGTGTGATATAAGCTGTTATGGTTATGGCTGGCTGCAGCCTTGCCGTTGATCGAGCTTTGTAGATTGTTGAGCGCTGCCTGAAGGCCATCAATGTTGGCAATAGAATGGCCATGGCTAATGGCTGCATAGGCCCCATCATGATTGTGTGAGATGGACGCCTTGCTATCGAGCGCAGCTTGCAGACTATCAATGTCACCAATGGCCAAAGCATTGATTGCCGCCTGCAGGGCGGTGATTTGCGCCAGAATAGCCGCTCGTTCATCATCGGTTAGGTTGAGCTTGGCAGCAATTTCAGCCAGAGTGTCGAGGGCTGCAGGAGCCGCCCCGACAACGGACTGAATGCGGCTATCGACCTCGGATGATGACAGGGCCTGAGACGCAGCTGAGCTGGCAGCAGCAATATTGGCTTCCAGCTCATCAAGCTTGCTTTGCAGCAACGCCACATCGGCAATGCCATGTTGATGGCCGAAATCAGACTTGTTGCTTAGAGCGCCATCCACAAAAGCCTGTGTTGCATATCCATCCCGCGCATCAATGCTCAAGGTGACCGCTGTTGCATCTGTCACTTGCAAGACAATCCGGATCGTTAGACTGGACGAAACACCGGTCACAGGCAAAGGCTTATAGGTCTCAGGATAATTGGCAATCGCAAACAGATCACCATTGGCATCATAAACCGCGGCCTCGCGGATCCAGAAACCACCTATCTTGATGGGAACGACCGCCTCTAAAACAGTCCATGCCGCATTGTCTGGATGAGCTGCAACAGAGGTCAAGTTCAGGCGATGCACTTCATTGACCAAACCGGCTTCATTGCCAGTTGGCTGATAGCTGGCCCCATTGGCATCCCCAATACTCAACTCAGCAAGTTGCAGCGCTGTGCCAGAGATGACTGCCGCGCTGACAGCAGCAGAACCTGCAGGGGTCAATTTGGAGAAATATGTCTGGCTCATGCTGATCCCTCTGGCATGATTGTTGTTGTGGTGGATGCAGATTGAATGACAACAGGCGCACTGAGATCCGAAGGACTTTCGATCACATCAGGCTGATACGTATAGATCCGCACAACTTCTCCACTTGATACCGATGCTCCGAAAGACATGGGCGTGGCGACCGATATCTCAGCCACTGGCTTTGGCTTGATGCGGATCACTTCGCCCACGTTGGCGGACGCTGCCATCGTCAAGCTCATGGATGACGACACTTCCCTAACCAACGGAGGTAAGATCTTGACCTTTTGCAGATCTTGAGCATGGCAATTCACAAACAGATCCATGCGCGCCCGCGTCCGCCATACGAGCTCTGTGTCCTGACTGTAGCGTTTGGTGGCTTCGACGGTCTTGGCTGCGGTCTGCTGAACCTCAAGGCTCAACGGTTCGACCGGAGGTTCATCAACATCACCAAGATTGAGCGTGACTGTGTGGGTGTTATGATGGCCACGCGGGGTCTTCTGCCACCAATGAGTGATCTCGGCTCCAATGCCCAACAGATTCTGACCAAGAATGACCCCTTCGTCCGTGCCTTGCTTTTCGTGCAGGTTCCAGGCCCCATCAACAAACTTGCCTGCAAGCTTGGCTGGCACCCCGTCAGCCCCGATAAATTCCGTTAGAGAATAGTCATGGACAGCCAGCTCTAACGCCTCATCGGGCATCTCTGAACTATTCCGCATAAGCAGATTCGAGAAATCAAACTCCTCTGCCATGGCGGCAAACAGCCCAAGCATGGCGACAGATCGCTCATCATGAATGCCGGGTGGTATCATCTTGGGAAGAAAGGAACGCTCAGTCATCAGCCACCTCCAGATTGATGGCAATGGAGGTCAGGACAGCAAATTGATGTGGCTGCAACTGACGGTCAGCGAGACCCGTCACGGTCAGATCGATGTCAACCAGGTTGCTTTCCTTGCGGGCAATGGCCGTAAGCATGGAAAGGGCAAGATAGTTGCCCAACTGCCGCGACCAGATCCCGGCAGCGTCATCAAGGGTTGCTTCCAGTCTGGCCTTGAGCTTGGCGAGATCACCACGAGCAACACCGGTCCCCGTGATCGAGAATGTCACCGCTTCAGGAGCCTTCACGGACACATCATCCCCTTGCGGCCGGGCTGTTTCGGGCGTCAAAGCATCAAGGATTGCATTGCGCAATGACTCACCAGGGATGCCACTATCAAGCAAAGGATAGACCCAGATATGCCCAGGTTGCGGGCGCACAACTTCCACATCAATGATCGCTGAAGAAAAAGCACGAACCTGCTGGCGGTAGCTTTCCTTTGGCCCCGCCTTGGAAATCCGGTCATGAGCATGGGCCGCGCGATAACGCAGACTATCGTCATCTTCCTCATCGGCCCCGCCCTGACTTTCCGTTAGATTGGCAACGGAAACACCCTCTTGCGCAACCTCAAAGGCACTGATCTGGCCCGGCAACAAACCATTGGCTTCAGGTCCGACCTTTACCGCTGTGGCATTGACCTCTGCAGTTATTGATCCTGCTGGAATGATGACCTGTTCATCCATCGCAAAGGAGAAGTTGCCAGATGTGACAACAGTTCCGGCCGCCAGATGAAAAACCTCTTCACGAGCCTCATCCAAAGTGATCCGGAGCTGGCAAATAGCCGGGCTTGCCTTCAGGCGATAGGTAGAATTGTTAGCCGCCACCACATCAAGATGTTTGCCCTTGGCAAAGAGCAACCAACGCTGCTCGCTTGCGGCCTGCGCTTCCTTACCCAACAGCGAGAAGCAATAGGCCAGGAGGTCAATCAGGACCATCTCATATTGGGCGGGATAGAGCTTGCGCTTCGGGCCATCTTCCGAGGTCTCGAACCATGCCACCATTTTAGCCTTCCAATCGGAAGCAGATGTGGTGAAGATCTTTGGCGCACCACGGGCAATCAGCTCAGCCGGGCTATAGGCCTTGATCAGGCTGGAAATCGACATCAGGCAGCCCTCCGGATCTCAATGGAGGTCTGCAGGATCTCGTCAACCACGCTTTCAACTGGATGCCACGAGATCAGCGCCTGGAAATGCTCAAAGGCCACCTGGACAACCTGCACGCCTTTGATGAGGATGCGCGGCTCCCATTTGGCAAGAGCGTCCCAGATTTCGCGGGTGATGTTGGGAATGGCGACAGCAGGCGGACGATCAAGATAATCCAGCGCATCGCAGAATTTGTCCGGCTCGGTCGGCACCGAACGCTTGGGCGTCAGGACGATGATATGTATCGCCTGCTCAATATCCTCAAGACCAACAACAATCTGATCCCACGCGGCATTTCTCGTGCCACGTGAGATCTTATGTTGCCAATGAAGATGCTGAACCGCGACCAAGATAAAACCCTAACAATAGAAGAAATCACTATTGTCAGGATACGGAACCGTTCCGCCTCAGGTAACGGAAGAGTTCCGGGGCGAGGTTTCAAACCGCCTATGAAACCACTCCAAATTTTGTTCAATTTCGGGAAGCGTCTTGTCATAGGCATCTTTATAAGAACAGACTGCTTTTATGCATCCAAGGCTCCTCCTAACCTTGTTTGCAGCCTCTACCTCAATCATATCTTGTTCATCGATGCGTAAATCCAACAAAACCTTTTCAGATTGAGATGAAACAACTGATCCACCCCTTAGTGTCGAAAAATCTGTCCAAGACATGTTCGATGGGAGATCAGGCATCAGCTCAACTAACGGCAAGTTGGTATGCCGCTTCCCATCAGTCTCAAAAACTATCTTCTCAACGAACAAGGGGCCTAATCCCTTATTGGACAAAGTCACATGAAGGCGATCTTCATAATCGCCAATAGAAAACTGGCCAATTGGCCTTGCGGCAAGTCTGCTGTGCTGCATTTGCTTCCATGAAATCATTCCTGCGGCAAACACAGATGCTACGGCTGCAATGGCACTTAATGCAGCAGAAACCGCCACAACAAGATTCTGGTGTTTTGAAATCAACTCCAGCAGCGATATTGAGGTGGTCGCCTCTTCCATTGACAACATCCTTCAAGCTCAAGATCAACACAATCAGTCGTTGTCATATTGAATTATGGGATCAATGTCTATCTAGGCTACATAGGGCCTACTCCGGTTCTCCCGTCTTGTCAGGCCCTTTCATCACCTCAACATGCTTGTGATCATGGCCAACATTCTTGCCTTCATGGGTGAAGCTGCCACCATCAGCGCTGAAATTGCCCGTCACACGGACATTGGCAGTGATGTGGAGGTCTGAGCCTTCCATCACTGCCGAGCTAAAGCCTCGGATGGTCACATTCCCTGACTTACGATCAAGGATCATTTCCATGCCGCTTGCAAATGTCTTGTGCTCAACATCCGGATCGTCACTCGGGGCTTTGTCCTCCTGAGACCAGCATGAGCCCAGCACGCACCCGTCCTCTCCATCCCAGTCAACCAGGCAATTGACCTGTTCGCCGACATTGGGCATGGACCAGCTCTTGTTGGCCCCGGTTCCACCTTGATTGGCATTGAGCCAGAAGCTGTCATTTTCGTCTTCATCGGCAAACTGGACCTTGATGCGTCCTTGCTTAATCTCCTTGACAGTCCCCCGGCGATAGGGCGCGTTCTTTTCATTGTCCCGATAGCGTGGCATGTCAGATCCCTTTCAGCTCAAGCTGCGTGGTGTAGTTGGCCCGCTTCATGGAATGCGTGGCCTTGTGAATGAGATATTTGCCCTGATAGCGGCCAAAGCTCGCCCCCAGTGCGATAACCAGCCCGGCGACCATCATCGGATCGCCGACAATTGTCAGGCTGGCAGTCCGTTTGTCTTCATTGGCCTTGGCCAGTCGACCCTTGGCAAGCTTTTCCGCCTGGTCTTTGTTCTCGACGCGCTCATCAATCTTGAGGACATCACCACCCTTGACTGAATTGTCTTCGGTCTCGGCCTTGATCAGCTTCTTGGATGTCGGATCAAGATAGGAGACCTTCGCCTTTTTATAGGTCTGAGCTGATTGGTCCTTGGCCCGCCATTTGATGATGATGGTGGGTTCCGCCAGCTCGAAGAGGCGAACCGGCCCAGCCTTCTCCAGCTCCTCGCGCTTGAAAAAGACAAGTTGGCGATCC